TCTTGACTTCTATAGAAGTCAAGAATTCTTTAATAGTGGTTATACTATTAAAGAATTTAGTAATGACTTCATTACCATTGCTTTAAATGGTAATGAAGTTGAAGTACCTATTAACTGGGTTGCGTTTTATAACTCGACCCTGGAAGGGTACTTCCTTACCGAAACCTTTCCTGAAGTTTCGGGAAAAATAAATCTGGTAGTTAACTACCACGATTTATTTTGGCAAGGGTATTCAAAGGACGATGTCCTTGCCGGTCGATTTGAATTGATCGACCACTGTAAGAGTTATGCTTAAAGGCATAGCTCTTACTTATTTTATAATTTAGTTTTTGTTTGGCACTGGGGAGTGCCAAGAAGGAGGAACTTAGTATGAAAAAAATAAAATTTTATTTCAATGTAGTTGACACAGCTGTCAACTACATCATATCTTGTGATAAGGATAATGGAAATATTATCCTTAAACAAGATATGAACTCAGACCCGACAGTTATAGAACTTACTTGGTCTGAGTTCAAAAAAGAAATTTGTTGTGTTTATAATAAAATAAACACAACAATTATCGCCACTAATGGCGATAATAGAGTATATTATAATATTGATATACTCGCTGGGGATTCTTATGTAATCCCCTATATTGTAGAGATGAAGAAAAGCTTCATCTCTAAGATGATGAGGGAAGATGTTTATGTTTTCCCTTCATTATCTTATCCTATCATGTCTGCAGATGACATGATAGATGAAGTTAGGCAGTTCTTAGAAGTAGAAAGAACTGCCTAGATTTACACCTCTTAAATATAAAAAAGAGGAGGTGTAAAGTTATGCGTATCCACTGTGATATTGAGAGTGAAGTAACTATCTGTGAATATTAATAATAGTTACTTCACTTTATTTTGGTTTGTAATATTCCGCTTTCATAATAATATATTATAATATTGAAAGCGGAATATATTTTATTTCGTTTTTTAGGGAATACTTACTGTGTTCCCAAACTTTGTTTTATGCCAGTGGGAGCTGGCAGAGAGGAGATTATTATGAAAAACTTGCTTGAAAACACAAAGATGTTGGGTGCTATTGTATCCAATATTGAGAACTGCGAAAGATCGTTCCAGGATAAGGGTCTGGAATCTTTGTCTGTCTCATTAAATAAAAATGAGACAAGCGAAGTTATTGTCGACATCGTAGGAAGTTTCGATGTCGATAAAGTCCTCGAGAAAATTCAAGAGGACGTTATTCTCTATGGGGGAGATAAATTCCTTCCCCATGGGGATGATAAGTTTTCTTTCATTCTTAATCAAATGAAGGAAGTCCGGAAGACTTTCGATTATATGATTGAAAGTTTTCAGGTTAGCTTCAACTCTGATAAAGAGGGGAAGTTGATCATGGATATAGTTTGCTCGATTAATGCGAGCAAACTTCGGAAGAAAGGAAATGAAGTCCTTTCATCTAAAAGGAAAGAAGTAGTTACTGATCTTGATTACGAAAAAATATCAAGAGAAGTAGACAAGGCTTCAGAAGAAATTCTGAAGAAAACTTCTTGCGGCATTAAAGAATTGCAAGAAGAAATAAAAAAGAAATACTCCGATGATGATTTCTTTAAAGAAATCTTTGGAGATAAGGAAGACTTAAAATAAGTCTTCCTTTACCTTTATACTGACAAAGGAGGTGAATAGTATGAAGGTAGTTAACCTTACTCCCCATCCGGTAAACATATATCGGGATGGGGAGCTGGTTGTTACTTACGAACCGTCTGGTACGATCGCCAGAGTGGGGTTCGTAAGTAATGAAGTCGGCAGCATTGACGGAGTTCCCGTTAGTGTGACCGGCTTTGGTCCTACTACTGACCTCCCGAGTCATGAAGAGGATACGATCTTTATCGTATCCTTGTTGGTTAGGCAAGCCAACCCTGGTAGAAAGGACCTCGTCAATCCCGATGGTCCGATCTATTCGGAAGAAAATCCTCGGCAAGTGATCGGTTGTCGAGGTTTCTCTATCAACCAGTAATGGTTGATAGAGAACCGTAAGGGAAGTTATCTGTGATACCTTCCCTTATTTTTTTATAAACCCCATCCCAATTTAATGGGATGGGGTTAGATTATATTACGTATAATATCCAGTTAAGCGAATTTTAAATGATTTATTACCAGGTGTACTGTTAATAGGTGCATTGATGCGGAAAGATACAGTAGCAACATTGGCTCCACTTGTATCTAACTGACCATCGTTCATAGTACCTTTAAGAATACCTTCACCAGCAGTAGCTGTGTTTGCAGTAACTTTCTTAGATGCAAATGCAGAACCAGAACCACCGATCTTCATCCAATCGGATTCAGCTTTCATTTTGCATTCTACCCATTTATCACGAGCAACATCTTCAGTTGCTGTGTTACCATTAGCATCAAGAACAGTAAGAGTACATTCACGAAGGTCGGAATGGTCTTCTGTATTATTTCCACGGTTGTTCCAGATATTTACTACTAATGCAGCCGAGGGTTCTTGTGCTTTTACAGTACCAACACTCCATGTGTCAACAGTACTTGTATTTGCTTCATTATATAAAGTAATTACAGGACCTAAATTAGCAGGCATAATATTTCCTCCAATTATAATTTAAACATAATATCCGTTAATACGGATTTTATAGGATTTAGTACCAGGAGTTGCATTTACAGGTACTACAACCTTAATATTTACTTTGCAATAGTTTTGCTTAGATGATGTAGTATTTTTATTGCCATCATTTACAGTGCCTTTGATTGTATAGTCACCAGACCCTACAAGTCCTTCAGCCTGTAAATGTTTTGCATCAGAACCACCAACAGGTGTCCAAACATTAACATTTCCATCAATCTTAGGTACGTTTACACGAACCCATTTACCTACTATAACTTCACTATTAGCAGAACCATCAATGTCTAAAGCAGTGATAGTTGCATCTTTGAGATCGGAAATAGCAGCCGATCCATTACGATTATTCCATACATAAATACTGAATACAGGAGATTCATTAGAAGCCTGAACTACACCTGCGTCCCAATTCGTTACAGAACGATCAGAATCGTCTACAATAGTAATACTAGGAGCTGCCATTAAAAATAATCCTCCTTCTTAAAAATATATTATATGATTGTTATATCATGGAGACTTAACCTCAATCTTTGCATTGATTAAAGATGTATAACTTCTTCTAATTTCTAATTCGCAAGTACTATTTAACTTAGTAAGACTTCTAAATTTAGAGTCGTCCAAATCTGAAAAATCCATTATTGTTACTTTTTTCAATTTAGGACAATTAAAGAACATTCCAGCTATATTAGGCGGTGCTATATCTTCTACCCATTTATCAAGATTATCTGTCCATCCATCACTATAAGTATTACCAATAGCATTCATATCGATAATACCTTTAATCTCTTCTAGATTTTCGCAATTACTAAACATTCGTTCAAAATTACCAACTCTAGAAAAGTCTATTCCAGTTACATCTATGGTTTTAATACTCTTGAGATCATTAAACATTAATCTTGCATTATTAAATCTGTGATTCTGACCCATCTTAGGAACTTTTAATTCAGTTAATCCTTCTAATTGTCCAAACATATTATCTGTATTTTCTACATTTGGAAATGAAAGCATAGACAAATCTAATTTTTTTAATCCATTATTTACACTAGGATGGAATTCATTCTTAAACATATCTCTACAATATTTAACTTTATTTAGTTTACCAGCCCAAGGGGAAAGATCTACTGTTTCTAAACTAGCACAACTAGTAAAACATCTAGTCATATTATCACAAAAAGTAGGATCTGTGTATCTAATAAATGGACTTAGATCTTTAGCATATATCATATTGTAAAATGCTTGTTCCATATTACTAGTAAAATGCATAGTCTTGAAGAATTCTTTTTTCTTTACAGGATCCAAAGAATTCTCTTCATCTATATAAGCATCATAAATCCATCCTGCTTTTAAATAACCCTTTAATTTATCTCTACCAAAATTAGAGAAGTTTTCTAGTTGTGAATTAAATAAAGCTTTAACCCAGACATTATAATCTTCATAAGGAACTATTTGGTCTGGGTTGGTTAAGCGTGTTTGACTCTCATTCACTACTTCATTTGCAAATAATTGTAAATCAAATTTTATATTCATAATTATCTACTCGATGATTTTATAAGTAATATCAGGAGTTCCATCTTGTAATGTATTTATATTTATAAATTCAGGAATGGTTTGAGTTTCTTTAAAATAGTTATCTTCCATATCAGGATTCTTATAAATAGATTGATATAAAGATTCATAATCATTCAATCCAATAAACTTAATATATACTAATTGATCCCTGTAGATATTGGTAATATAAGTAATCAGATTAGGAATATGAAGATCAGTAAGATTATTGATATCTTCAATATAATCTTTAATAGAATTGGTAATATCATCTAAAGTAGAAGCAGATTCATCTTTAGATTGGAATTTAACTTCAAATTTCAATGACAGATTTATTCTATCAATATTTTCTTTTCTATCAATATTGTACATCTTAGATTTTCCATAAGTATTGAAGAATTTATAATCTATTCCAAAAGAATCTTCTAATAAGAATACTGCTTGTTGGATATATAATCTTCTTTCATCAATCATTTCTACTATCTTATTTACTCGTTCATTAGAATTTAAATATAAATCTCTTACCACAGGAATTTTGTGAAGTTTATATCCTTGATTACCAAATTCTTCATCTTTAGTAAGCTCGATATAAGAATTATTAAAATCACTGTAATCATAGAATATATCTATTCCATCATCTCCTGTAGAATATACATTTAATAGACTCCATCCATCAAGATTAGGAACTAAATCATCTAAATTTCCTTTCACTTTATTTATTTCAAAATGTCTTCCATAATCTAAATCTTCTTTAGCTACAAAGAAGAATTTTACCTTAAGATTAGAAGGTAGGTAAGTTCCTATAGCACTTCCGCTCTTAATATTATTTAACCCACTAGGAGAGTAGATATAACTATCCTTAGTGGAGATTAAATCATTGATATTAAACTTAAACTTCAAATCATATTGATATCCACTTTGATTATAGGATACAAGATTTGAAACCATGTATCTAAATGGATATTCTTTACCATTATCATTTTTTCTATATAATACAGCATATACTCTAAAGTTTAATTCTGCTATGGTAGTACCATCATCTTCATATTTTACTAATTGGAAATCAGTACCTATAGATTGGAAGCAGGTCATATCTATATTAAATGTATCATATCCATCAAAGAGATTTCTATATACATGAACATTTCCTGCTACGAATTGAATAATGGATGAATTATTTACATACTCAAAGTATAATTCCCTATAGTAATTTACAAGAGTTAGATAATATGAAGCATAAAAAGGATTCTTATTAATACAAATAAGATAAGGATTTGTATATAAAAACCCACTCTTATCTAATGCCTTTTCTTGATCAGTACCAGATATTACAATAGAATTAGCTGTATCATCATCTATATCAGCATAGAACTTGGTTCCAGGTTTTATTATAATATTTCCCTTATTATTATTAGCAAATACATCAGGAGATATATAAGAATTAATTGTATTAGTAGGAATAATATTATTTCCATCTTTCATCATAAGATATACATAATACAATCTTTCTATTTGATTATGGACTTTTCTAAGAAGATATAATCTGCAATCATTTCTCTGTAATGAATTAAAGAAGTTATCTAAGTCTTTATATGTAGAGATAGATCCTCTAGACAATGCTTCAGCTGGTATAGCTCTTTTTAATTCACTAATATTTAATTTATTATCCCCATAATGAGAATCAGACATACTCATCAAGATAATATACATGCCGGTATAAGGATATTTATCAGATTTATAAGGCATCATTTCTTGATATTGATTTAGTTTAAAATTACATTTTTCTCCAAGAGTTGTATATACATGAACAACTATTTCAGAGTTTCTTCTAGGTTGTGAATCTCTATCAAAACGTAATCGAATTGTCTTTTCATCAAGATATGAATAATTGATAAAATTCTTATTGGTATCTAAGGTATAATCATATAATCCATCATAGATAGGTTCATAATATACCGCATCTTTATAAGTTCCATCTTCTTGTTCTTCAGATACAGTTACATAAAAATATGCTAATTGATCTTCAAATGTAAAACTAAAGATCTTTGTTTCAAGAGGATTATTGATGATTACTTTTTTATAAATTTGAGTATGGGTTACTTGACGTATTAAAGTCTTAATAGAGATCATTCTATCCCCAGAGATATTTAATACACCAAGATAAGGAAGATAAGGGTTCGTTGTAGATGATAATTTATTTGTATTATCTAAATCATATCTAGCTGTATAAACTACTTCCCCATTAGGTAAATAATGTCTAGTAACTATAATATCATAATCTAAATGATAAGGATATTTTGTAGTTTCTCCAATATAAAAAATATATTCTTTGTCTATAACAAATTTATTATTTTTCATATTATGAACCATCTGTGTTTCAGGAATATTCAAAGTCACATCAATATATGCAGGTTTAGCTGTAATACTATTGATTCCCAAAGCTAATGCATGAGAAATTACATTTCTTTCATATTTAGCTTTAGTAGGAATAGCTTCATTTGAATATTCGGATGCAGTGATTGCTGTGTTTTCTAAAAGGTTTCCAAATATAGAGGATAAATACCCATATACACCAAGAACCAATGTATCTTCAGGTATATCTATATATTTGGCTTTTAATTTATCTATAAATTCAGATACTTTGTAGATATCTGTATTTAAAATATTTGTACTATTGTACGCCATTAATACTATCCTCCAATATTAGAATTTGTTCATTCTTTTGGCTTCAGTAGCCTTTTCCAACTCTTTAGGAGTCATGTCTTTATTAAATGTAATACCAGCATAACTTCCAATTGTATTAGCTACATTTTGAATTTCATCTGTAGTTGTTTCTACAGCAGATTTGGTATTAGTATCTTGATTTGCCCAACTTACAGCAGGGTCATTTCCTGTATTTGTACTCCATTTAAGCATGGGAAGTTTATAACCTCTCCAATCGGGTTCTTTAGGGTAATAGATATATGGATAGTCTCCACTTTCTCCAGACATAGCTCCTATTGAATCATCCCACAAAGGAATTTCATTATAAGTAGGATTGGTCATAGTCCCATCTTTCCAATTTGCTACTAATGTATTAAAATCAGAAAGTATATTTGGTTCCATATCTTCAAAGAACCCACTAAGTTTAAACCCAATAGTAACTTTTAAAGGTCCTGATTGAGGGATTTCACTAAATGAAGATCTAGAAATAGTCTTAGGAAATACTCCTGTAAATTTAGAGAAATGAAGAATGGTCTCTCCATCATCATCTACTAAGAACCTAAATATACTAATATGATCATAGAGAATCTTATTCAAAATATATTCTTTCTTAGGAGGAAGTAATCCTAACCATTTCAACTGTCTAGCATAATCCCATGTTTTAAAATAGTTATAAATTTCAAGATATCTAGTATCTTCAAATTCAATAGTAAAGTCAACATTTTCATCAGAACTGATAGATGATTTAGGATATAAAATTCTAGACCCAAACATATTTTGAGCTGTTTCTAATTCATCTACAGCCAAATCTGGAATATCAATATTCGATGTTTTTCTATTACTAAGGATACGAACAAATGGGCAGTTCTTTTCAGAACTACCATCACTAGTACCATAACATAGATTTTCTAGAACTGTATATAGGTATCCATGAGAATATAACCAATTAAAATATGGAAATTGGCTGGCTGCATCTGATAACCAACCAGATTTATTATAGTCAAATCCAGTTTCAGTTTGATATCTTAATATAGGTAAATCAGGTTTGGTAAAGAAAGCATATTCTCTAGCACCCTGTACATGGTTAAAAGGATCTATTCTAGGATATCTATAAAAGGTAGTCCAGTATTTCATATCTTCTGGTTCATATATCCCATTAGCCCTCATTAATCTTCTCATCTCAGATTCGTGATTATTTATATCTGAGGTTAGATTTACATATTCTTCATCTGTTTCCGCAGGAGATATACCGTTTGTATTATTACTTTCTTCAGTGGTGTTTGTTATTGATACTTCTACTCCATCACCAGTAACTACAGAAGATTTTCGGTTTAATCTATCCCACGAAGTATTAGAATTGTCATAAAATGGCATTAATTTTTCACCACCAAAATGCAAAAAGTTACAATCATTATACCTATGTCAAAATGTATAATTTTATAATCTTATTGTATTAGGCTAATCCTTTGACATTATCATAATTATCTTGAAAAGATAATTATATCGATATAATTAATTTTTTATTGTAGGAGGAAATATTTCATGCATGAATATAAGACTCTTTTAGATGAAGCCAGTTCTGGTCCGTTGTCTGGGATTTTAGATATCCTTGGATTAGATGCTGAAGCTATTGCTAGTGGAATTACAGGTACACTTGCAAAAAGCAAAATTCCTGGCGAATTTAAAATGACTAGCAATATTGCTAAAGAAGCCAAAGGGCTTACAGCTGTTTTTCCTGTATTAGTTAGTGAAGCAGTTGGTATTGAAGAAGCACAAATGATTACAAAGGCTGCAGAACGTAAATATGTTTCTATGTTGCAAATGTTGTTTGCAGCAAGTCAAATTACCGACGCTAAGAGTGCTCAAGCATATTTGAAGAGATTCCACAACAATATCTCTACTACTCTTGATCTTAGTGATATGAATGTAGATGATGTAATTGATTTTGCAAATAAGCTTGATGAAGAAGTCAAAATCTCTGCATATGGTAATGCTAAGATTAATGAAGCAACCCAAGCAGTTCTTAAAGATCTTGCACATAATGATGACTATTATACCCAGCTTAGTGAAGGTATAAATTCTTATTCTTTAAATGATTATAGTGTTACTAAAGATTTTGGTGACTATAAAGCATTTAGAAAGAGTATTAGTGAAGAAACAAGAATTACAGATTCTACTCGTACTGAAACTAAGAAAAGTGGTAATAGTGGGGTTACAACCGTTACTATAAATACTACTGAAACTATTAAGAAAGATAAGAGTACTCAAGAACTTGAAACTATGCAGAGATATAAGACTCTTAGTGATATCTTAAAGAACAACAGCACTATTTACAAAGACTCTGTATCTAGAATTAAAGATGCTTCTGAAATTCTTTCTAAACAGATTATCTCTACAGATATTAAGAAAGCTAATGAAGCAACTCCTAGCTTAATGATTATCAACTTTGTTACTCAAGCTAATGGTACAGATAATGAAATAGTTAATACTGCTGTAATTGGTGTAAAATGTATCATCCATTATGTATCTTCTAATGAAATGATGAATCGTATGGTTCTTAAGAATAATGATCGTCGTGGTTTATTTAATTTCATTCGAGCTACTACTGGAGAAATTAAATTCTTTAAAGATTTCTTATTCGCTGTAGATCGTGCTAAGATTGATGCTGTTGCAAAGACAAATAAAGGATCTGACTCTAAGATTTGGAAGATGCTTGAAATCCGTGCAAATCGTGCTAAGATCAATAATAAAGCTCGTGGTGATAATTCTGCATGTGCAGCTATTACAATGCTTGTACTTTCGTCTGAAGAAGTAGAAGTAGTTAAGAGTGTATATCGTGTAGACTTGAATAATTCTTCTACTATGCTTGGGGTTATGAGAGGATATAACTTTATTGGTGTTGGTATTGTTGATGCTGTAAACGAAAAGATTAAGTTCTTATATGATGATGGAACTAAGAACTTTGAAACAATGTCCTTTATGGCTCTTGAACGTGAACAGAGTAATGGGGAATATAAGAAAATGATTAATACTCTTGTGAAGGGGCGGTAATAAAAAATGATTCTTTTTGAACGTATTAATGAAGATAATAATACGGATGGCCGTGTAAATTCTCAGTTAACTACAGATAAAACAGATACAAACCAAAATGGGGATAATATGATTATGAGTGATCCTAAAAATGGATTTGAAAATCCTGCTAGTCATTCTATTCCTAAACCGGCTAATGCTATTGGATCTGCAGCTAATAATCAACCCCCTCAACAACAAGCCAATGTTCCTCAATCGCAAGTAAATGGACCTTATAATAGAGCTGTAGGAGAAGCTGTTATGACTCAACAATTTAAAGATGCTATTTCTGAGCATATGGATATTACAGATTATAAAACGATTACCTGTCTTTATAATCTCGATGAAGCAGAGCAAAATACTGCCCTTCTTTCTCTTACAAATCGTTTATATCAAATGATTGTAAATAAGATTGATACTTTTGATAAAGGTGATATTGCTCGTACTAGAGGCAATATTAGAAAATTACCTAAATATGACGATCTTTGTGAATGCGTTGCAGTATTGATGGGTATTTTTGAAAAGTATCATGAAGATACAAAACCTGTTCAAGAAATTAGTAATGCTATTTCTAATATTGAAAATCTTGATGATGTATTTACACAGTCTTATATGGCTAAAGTAGATTTTGGCCAGGTTATGTATGAAACAATGACTCTTGCTTGTATTAGTTCTGTTTCTTATATGATTGCTGCTTGCATCGAATATGTAAAAGATCCTAAGAAAGATGGACTTACCATTGTTCTTGATAAAACAGGTGTATCTAAAGTAAAAGAACATCTTCTTTATGAAAATATTTGTAAATTCAATACGGCTTGTAAAACAGGCGATATTGAAAATGCACTTCGTCCTCTGATTAAAGCTAGAGCTAGAAACTTTGTAGGAGCTCTTGGTTTTATTAAAGCTGCCGCTATTGCTATTCCCTTGGTATTAGCTCTTATTCCCATGATCAAAGATGTAGTATATTACTTCTTTGCTGCTCGTCAACGTGTATCTGTATACTTTGATATCCAAGGTGATCTTCTTGAAATGAATGCTCATGAATTAGAAGAAAATCCTGATATTCAAACAGATGGAGATAGAAAAACTGTAATCCGTAAACAAATAGCTATTGCTAATAGTTTCCATAAGATTGCTGATAAATTAGCTGTAGAAGCTAAGACTGCTGAAAATAAAGCCACTACAGAGATTAAGAAGGATGATAAGAAACAAAAGATTGATGATATCGATACAGATCCTTCCTCTTCTGATGGACCTTTATTCTAGGAGTGGTGAATATGTTAGTATATGGAAAACAAGCAAAAACGAATCTTGAAAAAGATGATTACAATCTTAATTGGGAACCTGAGAAAGAAATAACAAGGGAAGAAAAGAATAATATTGAAAATGCGTTAAAAGATTATGATTATAAAATCCCATCAGATATAATGAGGTTTATAATCAAGCATTACTATGATAAGATTATCCCTTCTGAATCAAAGGATACTTTTGATACAGAAGATCTTCCTGGAATAAGAATATACGATTTCTTTAATTTTAATCCTTTAATTACATCATCTAGACAATTAACTTATGATATTTATCAAAATGGTAATTGTGAAAATTATGATAAATCGGCTATTGAAGGAACTGTATTTGAAAGAAATAAATTATATCCTATCATGTGGGCTTCTCATGAAATGATTATATGTTGCGATTCTAAAGGATGCATTTTTATGGTTTGCCCTGAAGAAACCGTAACCAAGATTGGTGACTCCTTTGATGAGTTCTTGGGAAAATTATATATGAGTAATTACTAATAATCGGAGGTTTCGTATAAATGATGATGTTTAAAAGAGCATCCAAAAGTAATGCGGATTTCATCCGTGAAGAATTGGAACGGCAAGCTCTTAAAGAAGATACAATTAATTTATATCCTGATAAAGATGTAGATCTTAATCATGATTTTGATGTATATGATACATACTATACAAAAAAAGATAAAGCTGTTGTAGATAAAGATATTTTAAATAACTTCTCTGAACAAGTTCGTACAGATTTGTTGACGAAATGTCTTTATGATGGAATGCTTAAGAAAGTTCTTAAAGAACAATATGCAAATAAGCATGAAAAAGCTTTGGCTAAGAATCTTGTAAAGAATTTTATTAAAGAACACGGTACTATTAATTTGATTAACTCTTTTAAAAATAAAAGTGTTTATTTGAATGAATGGTATGAAGATATTGTAGCTTATCATGATGCTATTATGGAACAGGCAACAGCTGTTGCTGTATCTGTAGGAATTCCTGAAAAAAATATTTTTGAAATCGAAGATAAGACTATTAAAGATTTTATCATTGATACAAAAGATACAATTCCTCATGATATTACAAAGATTATTACAAACCGTGTAGAAGATGCAGTATCTGATTTTGTAGATAGTAACAAGAAACAAAAAGAAGAACTTAGAAAAGTTTATGAAAAAGCTAAACAAAAGTTAGATACCATTGATGATATGGATAATACTATTAATTCTAATGATCCTTTAATGCAGGATTTTAATGGAGATCCTAATACAGAATTGGATCCAAAATATAATATACAACAAGAAGCAGTACGTATGATTCGCTCTAAACAACGTTCTTTTAGAGAACAAGCAAAGAATGTATTCTCTATTATGACTGATAATACATTAGAAGTTATTCATCGCAATCAAATTATCAAAGAAGCTTATACTACTGGATTAAATAATCGTATTGATTTCCAGAAATTGGTTAATGATACAAAAGTAATGTATTCCTTTATGGAATGTGTAAATACTTTGGGTATTGTTGATCTTGATGAAAATGAAATTGCTAGTATTTTGAATAAGATGAAGAATTCTATTCGGGAAGATAATAGTGTTCCTAGTGGTACATCTAGTGCTCCTACTACACCTCCTAAAACTTCTGGAACTATGAGTGTTAATACACCTTCATCTACTTCAGCACCTGCTATTTCTACTACTTCTGGAACTCATGTAACTCCTCCTACATCTCCTAGTAGTACACCTTCTAATTCTACAACTCCTGTTAATAACTCTACTCCTGGTATGATGTAAAAAAAAATAAGGGTACTGCTAAATGCAGTACCCTATATTCTTTTCAAATCTTAGAACATGTCAGAAATGAGAGAGAATGCTTCAGAAGCATCATCTGCTGCAGAATCATCATTAAGATATTCATACAATTTCTGACCACCATATACAGCAGCTGCACCAACTGCTGCACCAAAGAAGAAGCTATAATCATTTTCTTCAGATTCTTCTTTAGATTCTTTCTTTTCTACAACTTCTTCCTTCTTAGGTTCTTCTTTTACTTCTTCTTTAATTGCAACCTGGGGAGCAGGAAGATTTGCATTAGCTTTCTGTGCATTTTCTACTGCTTCCTTAATAAGATTATTCAAATCATTCTTACTAATAGTTACAGTACCAGCATTAGTATTATCAGGTACTACTTCCGTGCTATTCATTGCTGCAGTTTGTTTATACATTTCTTCTTTTCCTCCTTCTGCTTTAACAGGAATAATTTCTTCTTTAGATTCTTTAGCTTGTTTAAGTTCTGCTTTAAGATCATTAATCATCGAAACCAATTGTTCTGTTGTCGGTGCTGCAGTCTTTTCTTTATTTCCTTCAACAAGTTTAGTTCCTTGCTTTGCTTCTACCTTTTTAACTGCACTAGCAACCTTAGCTTGTTCTTTTTGTTGTGTTGCATCTACAACAACTTCATTATGAGTTCTTTGAGTTTCTTGAGCTTTGTTCATTTCGTTTTCTTCTCCTTTAACAACATTATTAGAATTTTTACCTTCAATTGTTACAAAATCTTCAAGTCCAATACCTTCACTAATGAATTGGACATTTTCAGTATCGCTATTAATTTCCTCATTTTGCGGTACCTGAGCTGTTGCTTTAGGTTGCCCTAAACTAATCATTTTGTTCCCTTTCTTTCTTTTAGACATTGTACTACCTCCTCTTTTTTGATTCTTAAAAAAAGTTTTAGTTAAACAATATTTAATTAAATATTGGAAATCCTTATCTGGACTTCACTATTATAATATATAATTGATTGATTTTTTAAAAGAAAAAAAATATTGGGTAAGAGGAATAACCTCTTACCCATGAAATTTTATATTTGAATAAGGTATGTTTTATCACTAATTTTTGCACAAGTAAAAAAAGAATCCAAACAATTTATTTCAGTAACGTATTTTGCTTCTTCATTAGATAAGAAGCTTAAATCATTATTTAATAAGATATGCTTTAAACACATACGAATACATTCTACAAGGTAATTTGAAATATCTTTATTAGAATTAGGATACATGTAAAGATAAGAATTTCCTGAATTATTGTATAATACTTTATAGCAAATATTACCATTCTTGATATCATCCCAATTATCAAGATATTCTGTAATATTGTCTACAGAGAAAATATTGTTTTTTAAAAGATTGATTTTGATATCGTTATAATTTACCATGTCATTTGTAATAGAATCGCACATTTTTAAATCGTTAATTAATCTCATTATATGATATACCATCCTTTATATTTTTAATTAAAGAATTTTATATCATCCAATCCAAGTCTCTTTGAAGCTGATTTATATTGATATTTATTGTAAAGCATATTCATATATCTTAAAGTTATTTCTATTCTTGGTAGTTCGGAATAGTACTTATTAAAATTAGATTCGATTACAATATAATCATCTACCCATATATTCCCAGTATACATATCCGAATATTTCTTTTCCACATTATCAAAGTCTGGTTTTGATAAAGGTCTTATCATTCCTAACTCTGCTAACATTTTTTCTTTGGAATTAAATATACTTGGGGTTTTAAAATATGCATCGTATTTAACACTACAAGGAGTATAAATAAGAGATTCTAAGAAATCAAAATCATTATTAGTTTTAAATTCTTGCATAAATTTTTTATCTGCTGCACCAGTTATAGAATAAACCTGAATAAATCCAGGATTAGATCTAGCATTTGCTAATATATTATTCCCTTTACTTTTAATAAATCTAGCTCTAGGTCTAGGAGATCCTTCAGGGATTTCATATATTACCACAAATAATTCAGGCATATAATACATTTGTTGCATCATTTTATCTTTAGTATCTATTATATCTTTTAATTTAGCATCAGAAATTTTGTATGTATCTATTATCCAGTTAATCCTCTCTTGATAATCTTTGGGTATCATAGAAAATTTCTGGTTATAAATTTCTGTTTTTTGTTTTCTTGTTTTGATTTTTATCACCTCCTATTTTTAGGATATCTGCTTTATTCATAGTGTTCCCTTATATATAAAAAAATATAGGTAAGTGGTTTCCCACTTACCTATGATTTCTTAAGCAATATTTATAAAAATTTCCTTCTTTTTCAATCCTGTCATTCATCTCTTCTAACTGTTCTAACTTCTCTTCAATCTCTCTTAGTTCCCTATTAGTCTTTTTCACATTTCTTCTAGTTCTCTCTGAATACACATATAATGCTAATGCACCTGATAAAAATCCTAATAGATAATCACATGTATTCATTAATTATACCTCCGGAAACTATTAATATTTTATTCATATTAATAGTGTATAATTATAGAATTGATTACATAATAGATCCATTACCAGATTGGTTTCCACCAAGGTTATTCCAAGTTCTATATACAGATCCCATAGCTTTACTCCAGAATGATACGATATTATCTTTAATAGCATTTTTACCCATTCTAGTAATCCAATATAACTTAATATATCTAAGCATATTAGGTTCTGCTATATTTACACCACACATATTAGCAAGATAATCTAATTGTGCAGGATTCCCAATCATATCATTATCACCTTTACCAGTAGCCATAGCCATTACATCATATAAGTCTTTAATACTTAATTGAACTGTAATCTGAGTAGGCAAACCATCTTGTGTCCATGCTTGAATATCCCCACGTTGAATAGAGCAGTTTGTTATAATACCCATATCAACATGGAAGAATGATTTATAAAATGCACGTACTAAGAAAGGAGATACATAAGTATTATCACCAGCAGATCTTGGCATGCATAATCCAAGAATATGACACAAAGGAACAAATATATTTAAATAGATAGACAAAGTATCGCAATCAGGAGAATCTAAACGAATGGTAACATCATAGTTTCTCATAAAAGATGAATCAGCCCATATTTCAGGAAAATACATACGTCCACCAGCCATCATAGTATGCATGTTATGAGTAAAAGATGAAAGAAGACCCATCATACCATCACTACTACTTCCTTGGTCTAATTTAGCTCTTTCATTCATATCTACACCAGCTATTTTACCAGCAGCTCCACCTAATAAGAAGTTTACTTCTTCTGCTAAGTCACCTACTTGGTTAGCTGTAGATGCAAGACGAGATTGACGAGTACCATTTGAGAAACCTTCTTGTACTTGAGTTTCTGAATTAAGATAGAATCCAATAGATCCTTTATTGTATCCAGCAAAAGGATGTTGTGCTGCTAATTCCCAGTTAAAACTACCAAGCTTATCTTCATTTCCATTTACATTGACCACTTCGTCATCAAGATTAAGAATAGCTGCAACTGTTCTACACATCTGATTTACAGCTCTAAAATAATCCGTAGGCATAGCTTTGAAGTTATAATACCTACCAGAATTGTTTAATAATCTTCCTACTTCAGATTCGTTTACATCATTGCTAGAAATACCAGCAAGCAATGCCTTTTTAATCTGATCTTGTTGTTTGCTATTATATCCATGAAGGAAGGTAGCAACCCCAGCTTGCATTACTAGAATAGGAGATCTTGCTACAATTTTCTGAATATATTTTCTTCCAAAAGATGGGTTATTCATAGTATTATCTATTCTAGTATCAGCAATAGGTAGCCATTGGTAAGGCATACCAAATACAGCTCTTGTATTATGAATAGTCATCCTATTTAAATTTGTTACAAAATCAGATAGTTCTTTAGCATAATCACTCAGACTTCTGGATTCCTTAATATCTTTAAGGGTTTGCTTAAAATCCATTTCATTTAAGATTTTAGCTTTTTGAGTAGCTGCTAAAGTTCCTGCTCCATCTTTTTTATCTTTACTAGCCTTTTTATCTATTACATCTTCATAGTTTAGTTCATATCTATTATCTTTACCATCAGATATTACTACATAATCTTCTGTATATGCTACAACTTTAAAATTGCCACTATCCGATTTAGCAGAAGCATCGATAGTTTTGTTATTTAAGTCTTTATCCTTTTTATCTACATATACATCCATACCTACAATGGAAGAATCTATATCATCAACATTTTGTCTAGCTTCTCCACCATGTAAGTTAAGATTTAATTTAGTAATTCTTTTTTTGATAGAATCTATTTGCTCTTTGTTTGCTATCTTTCTTAATCTATTGCTATCTAAAATATATCTTCCACCAATAGTCTTTAACCAACCATTTTCTTCAGATATAATATCTATAGTTTTCCCTTTATCTAAACCACTGACAATTTTTCCATCAGCAGAAGGTGTAGCTCTTAAAAGAATAGGTTCTAGAACTTTATATGTTTCCATTAAAAGTTTCCTCCTAAAAGATTAAATCATTATAAAAATGTCAGGGATAGCAATTATGCTATCCCTGAATTATTTTATCTATTAGCTATTGCTTGCATATTATCAATAATGGATTGATAATCACTCATATTAGTAGAATTAACTCTAGTAAAGTTACCATTACTATCTACTGTAGCATTTCTAGTAGACGTTGCAATTGCCTGAGCTACTTTATCAGATCCTGCCGATGAAGCCTGATTTGAGGAAGCATTCTTAGCAAATGCAGTCGCTAATTGAACTATAGATGAGAGCAATTCATTAGTTTTAGATTGTTGAGCTATTAATTTATCAATCTTATTTCCTAAATCTATATTAGACTGAACTGAAGCCTGAACAGATGTAGGTTGAGCATAAGATTGACTTGTTGTAGTTTGTTGTAAATTAGAAGGTGAGGTTACAATTGTATCTCCAGATGCAGTAGGTTTGTTATCTACTCTACTTGCATATTTAGGATCTTTAGACAAGATATCAATTGCTTGATCTCTTGTATACCCATTATTTGTAAGATAGAGTATATCATTTTCTTCATAAGGAGATCCATTAGAAGTGGTTGTAATCTGTGGTAAGTTTATACCATTCTTAAATCTATCTAAGAAATCTCTACCATAAGATTTAATACCATTCCAAGCATTCTTAAAGAATCCTTTAATTCCACCTCTACCAAATTTACCCATTCCTGCCTTGCCTATTCTAGGTCTATTACCAGGAACTCCTTTGCCAACAACACCCTCTATAGATCCAGAGTTGTTATTAAATTTAACTCGTACTATTCTATTTCCCATACCATATTTAGAATGAGAAGAGAAATACATCTTCCCTCTACCAAATTTACCAGAACCAGAACTAGAAGTCTGAACTTTGGATAAATCATATGAATTAGGATTAATAGCACCAGTCATACCAGCACAGTTAGGATCGCTAGAAATAGTATAATGAAGATGAGGCCCAGAACCAGCACCTGTATTACCAGATTTAGCAACTATAGTACCAGCTTTTACTACATCACCTTTAGATACTAATTGTTCAGACAAGTGAGCAAATAAGTGATAATTACCAGCAGAGTCTTTGATAGAAACGAAATTACCATATCCATTAGGCTGAGATCCTACATCATCAACAGGTCCATCTACCAAGGTAGGTATAGGAGTTCCTTCGTCAACACCATAATCTATACCATTATGAGTATGACCAGGTCTATCTTCTCCAAAAGGTCCTGTTATAGGAGCTCCACCCAAAGCTTTTTGCATACCTTCTGCAGCACTTCCGCTTTGAGGAACTGATACAGATCCTCCTCCACCAGATTGGCTTCCTCCACTACTTCCACCATTGGAATCAGATCCAATATTTAAGATACTAGCAAAAGGATTATCACTACCAAATAAGAATTTTAGACTGTCTCCAAAATAAGAACTTGTAGCACCTAGTATAGATTTACCAATAGCTTTTGTAGCTTTAGATAAAGGAGCGGAAATAGCTTCAGCCATACCAGAGATTTTACCAAAGAATCCTTTAGTATAATCATCTCCACTATTTAAAGAAGGTTTAGCATTGTTTACAGAATTAGCTAATCCATTACTAACAACATTTCCTGTTTTTTCATTCATCTTAGATGATAAATTATAATTAGTATCTTTCTTAGTTGTATCTTGTAAACTTGCATTCATTCCAAAACTATAAGGATTATACCCACTATTAGAATCTAGGAAACTTGTATCTCCTCTACCCCATAAAGATTTTCCTCTACCAAATCTACTGTGTTTTCCTTTACCAGAATTAGAGTTGTTATTTCCACTCTGGCCTTTATTACCACCAGTTATATCACCTTCACCATTAAGTATCTGATGAGCAGAGGCTTTTCTTCTTGGATAGCTTGATGTGTCTCCACTAACTTCGAATCCTTGTTCCCACTGTTCTACGGCCGTATCAAGATCACTAGATAATCCACCTAATATTTTATTATAATTTCCTCCAGGACCTATTTCTAACCATAGCATGTCTAATTGAACGCCTAAATCATTCCATTGTTTTCCTCTGTTTTTAGCTATATTATCCAAAGTAGTTGCACGACTATCTAACCACTGACAAATGCCTTTAGCACCACTACTAGAATTTACAGAAGAGGGGTTATATTCTGATTCGGCTTCAATATTACCACAAATAGCAGCGGCTTGGATTTTGCTCAATCCTTTACCGATCAAGAAATCCCAGATTTGCTTAGCATTCTTAGCTTTATCTCCACTTACGGCACCACTAGATCCACTATTATTATTAGAACTTCCACCATCTCCAAAACTGATAGCTTTTTCGAATATAGATGCAACATTGCTAAAAGCACCAAAGAATGTTTTAAGCTCTTTCTTATCTCCAGAAGAAGATGATGAGGATCCATTTTTAGCACTGCCAGGATCTACTTTGCCAAATCTAGAAGTTTCTATTAATCTTGCATTTGGAGGAGAAGAAGGAATTGCACTAAGAGCATTTCTCATACCATTAGCATATTCTGATACAGGAGCTCCAAAATACCCATTATGTTTTAATCTTTGAGCAAAATCATCAACATCTTTAGAACCACCAAGAGGAGGATCATCGCATCTATTACAGTACCAAGCATAATATTCCGCCCATTGTTCTTCATTATCAAAGTGCTTGTAATAGTTTCCACCATCAGGTTGTTTCATTGATGAAGTAGAAGGTTCATTTTGTGTCATACCACCAAAGTTATAATCTTCTACAGCTAAATCAGATGTAAATCCACCAGATTCATGATACCACTGAGCATATATTAATTTCTTATCAATATTAGTTTTTCCTTCTGCCCATGCAGCTAATGCCCACATCTTTTCAGCAGAAGTTTTTCCTCTACCATAGCGAGATCTAACCCTAGGACCAGTTCCATATCTAGCTGTTCTATAACTAGTTAAAGAGGATCTACCTTTTCCATAATATCTACTTCTACCATATTTACCAGAACCATATCTCTTGGATCTAGCACTAATAGCTACAGTAGATTTAGATAATACATCATTAGCTTTATATACTTTATTAGGTTGATCTGATTCAGGATCCTGTACTATTACATTTCCTCTACTATCTATACCAGTAGCAGTTACATAATGAGGATTTTCAGCATATGGATTTCTATTAGATTCACCATTGGAATCTTGCCCCATCAATATTACAGGATTTCCAGCTTTTAAAGAAGCTTTTATAGATGAAGGATCATGTAGATTTTCTGTAGATATACCAGCTCTTCCCATAAAGTTATTAAAGAATTCAGGTCTTGTACCACCATCAGTTTCTTTATATCCACTCTTAAGAGCATATTGTGCAGCTACTCTAGGATCTACATCAATACCAAGAGATGATAATGCATTAGAAGCAGATACAGGTCCACATCCAGAATCAGCCATAGATTGAACTTCAGAGTCTGCTGAAGAATTAAATGGCATAGAATAAGCAGGATCTAATTGAGAATAGAAATTGCCTCTTCCATATCTAGAATGTTTTCCTTTCCCATCTTTCTTCTTATCATCATCACTACTATCTCCACCAAAATATTTATTTAGTTTTTCTGTAGCAGTTTTTCTAAGATCATTTAATCTTTCTGCACCAGAGTTTATAGTTTCTTTACCTTTATTTACAACACTAGTCCATCCTTCAGATAAACCAGTCTTAAAGTCGTTCCACTTTTCAGCTGCAGTATTAGCCAACCAAGTAGCATTATTAGATACCCAATCTTTACCTTTATTGATTATTTCACTTATAGAATTGGCTCCATTGCTAACCATTTTCTTAAGTTTATCAACGAATCCTTGGCTATTGCTATCATTAGATCCTCCTTCTGCAATACTATCAACAGTAGACTGATCATCTTTACGTCCTTTTTCTCTTCTTAATTCTTCTAATTCTTTCTTTCCGAATCCAAAGAAAGGACCAATATATTCAATAGCTAATTCAAGAGCAAAGTCTTCAGGTAAGATTACTCCTAAGAAAGGAATAGCTCCAACTAATGCTGTTACGATACCAGCTACAACCTTCATACCAGTTGTTGCTGTACCTTCTTTAAGTTTAAGCATTTCATCTGCATTTTGATACCCTTTATAGAAGTCGTAAATAGCAAAACCAGCAGTAACAGCTATACCAATTACTGCACCTACACCAGTAGCGGATACAGCAGTAACAGCGGTAGATTTAGCTAATTTAGCAACAGCTTTAGCCATATTAGCAGGTTTGGCAGCATTTTCTAAGATCTTAGCTCCGAAATTCATAATGTATTTTGCAGCTTTACCACCATTAGGAATTACATCAACAATCTTAGATGTGAATTTGGTAATACCTTCTTTAAGCTTAACCAATAATGCTTTTACCATTTCTGTATTTTTACCACCATTAGAAGCTAAATCTTCAGCTCCATTAGCTAATTGCTTTTCTGTTTTGGCTAAGTCGGAAAGTTTATTAGGTACGGCTCCTCGTTCTGCTACATATTTATTTAATGCATCAGAATTGTATACTTTTCCTTCTGTACCAAATACTTTGCCATTGATTCCAAATTTAGAAGCAATGTCAGATATTCCCATTCCTTTGATACCTAACTTATTGGCTACCCAACCAGCAGCTTTAGATCCAGCATAGCCAGTGGCTGTATCCATTGCGAATTCAGTACCACTTACTTCTTGACCAGTAGCAAGATTATAAAGCTGTTTAGCAGCAGCACCTGCAGCACCAGTCCCTAATGCCCCAGCACCTAAGAACTTAGAAGCTAATGCACCACCAGCACCAAATGCTAAGTCTTTTGGGGCTTCTCCTGCAGCTCTAGCAGCAGCTTCTTCATCACCATTAGCTTTTGCATCTATATATTGATATGCATCTATTAAGGCAGGAAGACCAGCACCCACTAAACCAGAACCTTTTTCAAGTACAGATCCAGCTTTGCCTAAACCAGCCCCTAATTTTCCTAAAGGACCAGCAACTTTGCCTTCTGTAGTGTATTTTGCATTTTCATAGTCCTTTTTAATAGGATCAGGTATTTTTTCCTTTACCAACCCTTTAACGTTATCCCAAATACTAGAGGCTCCCTGTTTTAATACATCTTTTCCTTTTCCAAGCATACTTGCTATGGCAGGTCCTAAAACAGGAATACTAAGTAAAGGCATTAAGAGGTTATCTAATAAACCACCAGCACCACCAAGAAGTCCATCTAATAAACCACCAGAGGATTTACTGCTTTTAGCTTTGGCACCAATACCTACACCAGCACCTATCTTATTAGCAATAGATTCTAATGCTATTGTAGATCTTTCTTGTAGAGCAAGTTTGTGTTTATTTTTAGCATTGATTTCTCTATTGTGTTTATTAGGTAATTCCATCATCTGACCATCTGAAGATGAAATACCATATTCTTTTACATCGCCATCACCAGTAGGAACCGTGGTGACATTTTTACCATTCTTTCCTTTAGTAATGGATCCAACACCAATAGAAGAAGTAGAGGCATTAGTAATACTACCAGCATCTAATTCATGAACATCTCTAGATATTTCATCCTTGGTACGCATTTCAGTAGGTTTAGAAGTAACTTTATCAGTATCACTGCTATCTGAATCTTTATCATCGGATGATTTTTTATCTCCACCCAATATTCCTCCTAATAAACCTCCAGCTCCTCCAGCAGCTTCTGCTTTAGCTCCACCAGAGAATAAACTGCTTAATGCACCAATAACTCCACCACCAGCATGCTCTTCAGAATTCTTTATATCTTCAGGAGTAATAGCTCCGGTTACATTAGGCATAGAAGTAGTGGTTCCAGAACCATTTTCTTCCATACCTTTTATTTTATCGAAGTATCCTCCTTCTCCAAATATTGCTTGTCTAAAACCAGAAGCAATGCTAAGAGTGAATGCTGTTTGTTTATAATCTGTTCCTACAGCAGGTTGTGTTAAGAACGAATAGATATCATTAGTAGATTTGATAGCATTGTCTGCTCCTTCTTTGTATTCTTCTCGTTCTCTTAATACATCACCTTTTCGTTTGTTTAATTCATCAATACGATTGGTAATAATACGATTGAATACTTCTAACTTTTTGATATCTTCATCATTCCCACGAATAGCTCCAACAAAGCACTGTATAAACATTTGTTCACTAATAGGTACTTTTGTAGCATCCATTCCATGCGTTAGATCAGAATATATCCTTCTAGCATCTTTGGTAATATTATTTATACTTCCCTTACCTTGGAATATATCTATAGCAGCTTTGGATCGGTCTATTTTATTTTGTGCTGTTTTTATAGCTTGAACTAATTGGTTATATTGTTCATTATTAATACGACCACTATTTTTTAGTTTATTTATTTCTTGGATACCAGCACCATAGCCTTTTTTACGGAAAGTTTCTGAGAATTTATCTGCATTTAGATCTACATCGCCATTTGTATCTTTTCGTATTTGATCAAAGACACCTTCGGCATCAGCAAATAATGTTTTAGAAGCTTTTCTATTATGATAATCTATTCCATGATGTTTTAGATTATCTATCAATTCAAGGCTATCTTTTAATTTAGCTCTAGAGACGTTTACTCTATCTATATTAGTAGCATTTACGTCTCCCATCATTCTTAACATATTAGTTCCATCATCTTGCATACCAAAATCATCAGCTATTCTGATTTGGTCTTCAGTAGAACCAATACCATGTCCAGATCTGATAAGAGCTTTCTGTGCTCTATTACCAACATTTCTTTCTAAGAATTTAGCTACTCCACTAACTGCACCACCAGCAGCTTTAGTTAAAGATTTTACCTTAGATCCTATCTTCTTACCAATTCCTAATTTATCAAATATTCTTTCAAATAATAAACCAGGAGTCTTTAATTGATATTTGAACCAGTTAGTCATAGCTTTGCCAGTATCAAATAATCTTACACCAATCAATTTAGTAAGAGGAGCAAATGTATTAAATACAGGTTTTAATAAATCATCTTTAACCCATTTACCAAGGTTATCTCTAACATCAATAACTTGTCTTCTAAGAGGATCCGTTACATGCCGTCTAATAGCACCAGCTAAACCACCACGTCTTACGCCTTTACTATCAGGAATACCAAGCATAAGTTCTTTGAACTTTTCTGTCGTAGACATCATTCCTATTGCAGAACCAAGCATAGCATTTCCAAGAATACCAAAAGGTCCTAAGAACATTGTGGAAATCGTAGCAGCAGCTACTCTAGGGAAATATTTCTTGATCTTTTGTTTTCTATCCTTATTTAATAAACCACCCTTATCACCAAATAAGAAATCATTTACTTCTCTATTATTTTTAATAAGAGTAGCAGCGGCACCAATCATAGCACCACCCAAAGGACCAAAAGGAAGAATCAAACCACTAACAGCACCAGCAGTTATATATTTCTTTCCATCAGGAAGATATTTCTGCATAGCTTCCTGCATCTTCTTAGAAATAAGACCTTCTTTTCTGGTGATAGTACCATCTTCATTGATGATATCTTCACCAAATACAGTTCTTTGGAAGAAAGAGCTACTTTTAATGATATTAAGACCAGCACCAGCCATAGCACCAATCAAAGGTCCACCAAGAGGGAATAAAGTACCAAGAATAGCACCTTTCATCCCACCATCAATACCTCTACCGAGATTTTTCTTTACAAGGTCATTAGCTTCTTCTATTGCATCTCCGATTCTAAATCCGAATGCACTTTCAAAGAAATCGCTAATACCAGCAGTCCCGACAGATCTATTGATTTGGTTTAATCTCTTTTGGAATTTGCTTGATTTCTTAGCACGTCTAGAAGCACTTCGTCTTCTACCACCTCCTGCACCTTCAAACAATCCTAATTGTTCAGGTCCAGTTATTCCACTATCTACATATCCACCCTCAGCATTGTATTGAGAATTTCTGATAGAGCTTATAAGTTGATTCTTATAAGCTTTTTCATGATCTAATTGACTCCCAATATTTACTCTATCCCTATCAGGATTGAATGGATTCATATTAGCAGGTATTACAAGTTCACCCTTACTAAGAGTTGTAAATGTTACATCGCCCTTCTTAGGATTTACATATCGAATACCATTTGCGTTGGTTTGTATATCTTCTCCATCAGCAGGTTCGTTTCCGATTATAGCTCCTTTAATATCGGATGCTGTATCGTTTACCTGCTGTTTTGCAAAGTCATATAAATAGTTGGTATTATCTCTAGCATGCTTTGCCATCAATCTACCAAATGCTTTTGTCTTTCTTCTAGCTTTAGTATAGGTTTTATCAAAATCTATACCAAACCATTCACCAAGGGATTTTATCTTCTCAGGTAAAGTTTTAGCTAATTTATTCTTAAGAGAACCTAAGATATCATTAATATGATCATTGATATTATCTGTGATTTCTCTAAAGTTATTAACCATTACATCAAAGATACCATTGATTGGTTTTCCATCTTTGTCTTTCTTACCAGTTTCAGTACCAAATAGCATTTCATAAATGGACTTATCAGCACCTTCAATAACAGCATTTAAAATACCTGTAGGAGCTCTAAATACACCCTCAATATTAGATTGAAGGATGTTTAATTTTTCTCCTAAAGATCCAGCACCAATAAGACTAGTAAGAAAATCATTAGCTTTTCCTGCTACACCTTTACTAAGAACTTTACCTCTCATAAAGTCTTTATATTCAGGAGTATTAGCCATCTTAGCTGCTTCTTGCATAGATTTATTGATTTCATCAAAGTTAGCATCTGCACCTAAGGAAGAATTAAATGCACTAGCTTTCTTAGTAGCTTCTAAAGTAGCAGTTTGTCCATCGCTATATACAACTCTGGTACCTTTATTTCCTAATTGCTCTTTGAATGCTCTGTCTATGTTTTCATACATAGCTTTATCAGATTTTCTATTAGCAGATCGTTGTGCTTTTCTATACATAATATTCCGAATATGGAATAACTCTCTATAGATATCTAGCTGATAGTTTTCGGCATTAGCATTTCTTAATGAATTCAATATACTATTAGCTGTACCGGATTTATTTTTTACAAATCCACCACTAGCTGCTTCATGTTGTAGCCCCTGATCTGCAATATCAAAATTATTTACGTAATCTGCCTTAGAAGCTAATGCAGCATTTAACCTTTGCTGTTGTTTAGCTAATAATCCAGATGCTCTCATCATATCTAAGACCATTGTAAATACTTCTGCAGAAGTTCCAGGATCAGCATAGTTTTGTATATTTCTATAAATATCTCTAGGATTGAAATTTCCGTTCTTGAAAAGTCCATCCATTATTTTTATTCCGACTTTATATATTTCTTTTTGTCGTTCTTTTCGGATCTGTGGATCATCAGTTCCTAGTTTATTACCTTGTACTGCACTAACCAAAGTCTTTCTCAAATCATGAAAGGCATCTCGTTTTAAACTATTATCTATCTTTTTATCAAAGTTTTTAGCAAACTTTTCTCTTGTCCAAGTACCTTTCTGATAATCGAATACACGAATTTCCTCTCCAGTTAAAGCAGATTCTATTCGTCTTAAATAATTAGGAATAACTTCTACAATAGACTTTTGAGCAATGCCATTAAAAGCTATAGGACCTTTGTTATATTTAGATGCATCAAAGTTTTTAGCAAAGCTTTTATATTGTTCTTTATGACCTATGATCTTAAATAAAGATCCAAAATCTCCATCTCTAGATCCTTTACCTAGATCATATACTTGAGCTAGAGCTGATTGAATATAGCCTGTTAGATTTTCATCAAATCTCTTCATGCTATTTTGTAAGCTCTTACCCATTGCAGCTTTTACACCTTGTTTAAGAACAGTACCCATAGGATTTCCAGTGAACCCAGAAATTATCATAGGTAATGCATCTTTAAACATCTTAACCATACCTAAAAGTTCATTAGCTTCTTTCTTATCTTTTACAGAAGCAAGATAGTTTTCAAAGCTAAATCCATTTTCAGTAAATATTTTCTTATTAGTATCTACTCTAGAATTACCACCATCTTGTTTCTTATAAATGGCTCTTTGATATTCTATTAGTTCTTTTAATATAGCATTGTTTTGATTAGTTAAGTTAGTCATAGTCTCAAAATACTTAGTAGCATTTTGAGTATATCTTAGCATAACTTTGTTATTGAATTCTATAATAGAATTCATACCTTGAGAAAGAGAACCAAATCCAGTTTGCATAACACTCAATTGTTTTTCACCTTGAACATATTGAGCATTAGCAATTAATTGTTGGTTTCTAGCTTGGGCATTGGCAGAGTCCGCTATAATTCTAGATAAAGAATTGGTACTGTTTCTAACTTCTCCAGAAACGATAGAAGCTACTAAAGTATCACCTCTTGTTACTTCGGCAATACCTTTAACACCAGTATCCTCTCCTTCTGATCCTCCAGCTCCTTCTAAATCATTCATGAAGTCATCATCGAAAAGATCAGCAAGAAGGCTAGCCATCATCTTATTTTGATGCTTGGCTAATTCTTTATTCTCATGATAGTAATTACCTGTTGTAATTTCCATTTTAAGGTTCTTAAAAGTATCTTTAACAGGTTTGTAGACATATTGGTCTCTAAGATTTCTAATCTTAGTACCAACAGATCCTTTACTACCTACTATATCTTTATAGTAAGATTTAGCAAACTCTTTATTACTTTCAACAGTACCTATCGTAATAGGCATCTGTTCTTTTAACACTTCAGTGGCAGCAAATTTAATAGATTTACCAACACGTTTAGTGTATTCCATAATAGAGTTTTTTGCCATAAAAAACTAGAACCTCCTTCATTTAATATAGCATTATAACAATGTCATATTTAGATATAATGATCCCCTTATGCCCGAAAGCATAAGGGGTTTTGATATATTTTTATTGTTCTTTTTCAACAGTATCTTCATCATCAAATACAGGTTTTTTACCTTCAATATCATTCCAAAATCTGGATTGATGTTTAGGGGTTACAGTAAACCATTTGTCATCAATCATAGAAGAAATGATTTCTTGTTGATAGGTGGATGCATTGATGAATGTGATTCTAAATTTATATTTAATAGAAGCATCTTTTCTATCAAATACTGTTCTCCACCCAAAAGCAATATTAGAATCTGTTTTAAATCCTACTTCTTTTGCATTGATACTAAAAGAAAGTGTGTTAGGATAGTTCTTATTGCTAATAGAAGGAATATTTTTAAGAATAGTATTCATAATATTATGAAGTACAGCACTATCTAATGCTGTATCCCCACAATAAGACTTTAGTTCAGGAACATGCTTTAAGATATTAGTATAAGCATCTTCAAAGGAATCAAAAGTTTTAGCAAGATTTGTAGATTGGAATCTAGGTTTAGTAAATTTCATTATAATTTCCCCCATTAATTTTCATCATCGAATTCACGATATTCTTCTGCTTTTTTAAGAATTTCTTTAGCTTGTTCTATATTATTGACTTCTAAGTCTTTAATATTATTAACAGATTCTTCTTGTTCATCAGCAATGATTTCATCTATATTAGTATCTTCTATTATAGAATCTTCTTTAGATTTATTAGCTAATGCAATTTTATAAATATCATCATCTGTCATATCTAATTCACATTTTGAAAGCATAGCAGATTTGATATCATTGCCAACTTGTCTTACTTCTTCTTGAGCACCACTACTAGTTCTTAATGTAATGAAATGAGCAAGTTGAGAATAAGTAAAAGTCATCATTACCTTTGTATTTACATTCATAGGTAACCATGCTCTGGCATCTTCTTTTAATAATCCATTAGAAAGAGCATATTTATATGTTTCAAAAGGATCAGTAAACTTTGTTAATTCATCTTTCACTATAGGATTTAGATCATGGTAACGATCTAAACAAATATCAATAGGATTTATAAATTGAGATTTATCTGTGTCATGTTTTACATATCTTTGTGATTCTTGTGATATAGCCACTCTGTGACGAGTCATCTGATTAGCACAAGCTCTAGAGATATCATGGAATACTACACTAAAAGTGCATACTTCCATAGCATCATGAAGAGTAAACCCATACTCTTTGATTTTATTATAAACCTCTAAAGGTTTAGACCCATATACGAAAGTTACTGTTTTACCAAATTCTTCTTCTTCAGGATCTTTTACATCTTCCGCTACAAAGTCATAATTATTAGGAGATTCTAATTTTTCTTTTTCATATCTAAATTGAGTTACTTTAGAAATGATTTCTGTTGCATTTGTAATAGGATGATATATACATTCATCTTCATCCAAGTATCCTTCTTTGATATAAGAATCTAATAATTCTTTTTCAAAAGATTGATACATTATATTTTTAATTACATTTCCACAGAAGATATTTTCTTTATCGGTTTCTTTAAGAATGTTACCAAAAGCTCTTACAGATCCTCCTAATAAAATATAGATTTTATTATTGTAGAATTTGGTAATCACTTTATTAAAATTACAAGTAGAAAGAGTTTCTATTACATCGTATATATCGAATATATTACATGTTTTATCAAATTCTAAAGATATTAAAGCTATTGTGTTAGTATGCTCAAAAGGAGATTCATGTCCTCTTGCACCCATACGTTTAGCATATTCTAATTGAGCTTTATATCCTTCTACAGGTAGCATATTTACGCATACTCTACCAGCTCTATTTAAGATATAAACATTAGGAGCTACATCAATAACTCTAAATTCCATTTTTAAATCCGTTTCAAGATTTTCATAATTAGGTTCAGCCCATTTTTCATTTCTATTCTTTTGACTTTTCTCATTAGCTTTTACAGCAAATTTCTTAATAAGATTACCTAGCATATAGTTTCTCTCCTTTTAATATAGTTCGATCCTTCTTATAGACAAGTTATATCTTTAGTAAAAAATAAATCCCATACTCATTATGAGTATGGGATAAATAATTAATCTATAAGTTTACCAGTATAATATAATCTACCACAAGGATCACAGTAAGAATCATCTATATCTTCTTGATCATAATTTAAATAACTATGCTTTCTATGATTATGGAAAGGACCACCATAATATTCTCCTCTCCAACCAGAGTCTCTACTTTCATAATCATATAAATTAGGAATTCTAGGAGGACGGCAGATGTTTCCTGTTGTATTATCACAACAACTGCATTCTTTTGGATATTTTCTTCCATATACATAATTTGTTGGTTGATTATACGAATTGCATTCATAAATCATATTTGTTGTATAAGGAGTATGGAAATTAGATCCAGGAATGATTCTATTTCCATTCTTATCTATATCTTCATAGAATACTTTATTTACTTCATCATATTGCCCATCTGAATGAATTATGATACAAGAAATATTATTATTCTTACAGAATCTAATGATAGGATAAATAGAATTAGCTCTGTATGAAGCATTGCAATCAGCGAATATTATAACCCTATTAATATTAGTAGAATTAGAGAAAGGATGGAAATTTATCATATTATCAATAAATCTATCTACAGAATACTTGACTTCTGTATGATCTCTAAAGTCTCTAACAATAGGAGAAGAACACATGTTCTTATAATCTACTCCATACATATGAGCTATATGTTCTACATCATAATCAGACCTGGGAGAACCACCATAAACTACTTCTAGATTCATTCTATTATGGAATCTTTCAAAGAAAGTAATCAATGTTCTAGTAACCAAATATGGCTCATAATTCCATAAAGGATCTACAACAATAGCAACTCTTCCATAAGGTCTAACATATTGGGTTGCTGTATCTTTAGAACAGTTACAGTTTGTCCAATTATTATATATCTGATTCTGATCATATTTTACTTCAAAAGAACAAGTAAATTCTGCTTCTGCAGTTACATCAGTCCAGTTTAATATAAATTGATCTTGTTTATCTAAGTTATCACCATGACAGCAATTACAATTACCCATTATTCTTATTCCCCTTTCTAGATCCATTTAACCTATATTCCTTTTTAAGAGATTTAACGAATACTTTCATACCAGGAATAAGCATATCTTTGGGAAGATCCATAAGATCTTCTATGGTATCTACAATTAAGAATTCATCTGTAGGTTCAGGTTTGATATATCTATCGTTCAATACATGTATTACAGAATATAAATCAGATACTTGTCTTTCCCCAAATGATAAACTACCATCTATAATATCTATATCTTTATTAGATACTATCACAGGAACAATAACAGAAGATTCTATATCTTTAGTTACAGGAATGATTATATCTACTACACCATTAAATTGTTTTAACGTATCTACTCTATCTAAATCAACCATACAATCAAGTTCATTTATCTTATAATCATGCATATGAACTACACAATCCATAAGATCAATATCTTGATATTCAGGTTCTATTTCCAAATCAGATAGAATTTCTCTAATATAATCATCAACCTTTATAGTTGCTTTAAACTCTGTATTAGAAGTGCAACCAACAAGTACTTTTGAGAATATAGAATAGATAGCTCTACTAGGTTGGATATTGGTTCTTCCATATAGATATAATTGTTTAATTCTATCACCAAGTTCTAATTTAGAATCTAGATCATAGTTTTCGATAGTAGATAAATAGTTTAGATTTCCACCATAGATCATATTGCTACTAAAATTCTTAGCATTGATATTTACAGTAGAATTTAAAAGATCTGTTTTATTCCAAAAATCTTTTACAGTTAATTTAGCTTCAAATGAATTCAAATCATTTTCTTCTATATTTGCTTTTTCGTATTTAAAAGATACAGGTAAGTCTTTATCTATACCATATGCAAAGTCTAATTCACCAGCCAATAAATCAGTATTTTGCTCTTCATCTTTTAATTCGAAATCGGCATTAAGAATATCTAAATTATCGAATTCACTCTCTTCTAATTTAACCTTACCTTTTAATTCAGGAAACAGCATGTAAGATGTATTTTCTAATACTAGATCAGTTCCCTTTATTTCTATAAGATTATTTTCATCTTCTATATATTCTGGTTCTAAGTCTAATACAGCAGTTATATATTTTGCTTTATTAGCTGGAACCATAGAAGTTTTGCCCTCTACAATAGCAATATACTCTACATAAGCATTATTATAAACTTCGACAGATGCTCCAAATTCTTTATTATCATATCTGCCATATAGTCGTAGATCACCATTAATAAGATTAGAAATAACCTGATTATTTCTATTGGACGAAACAGATTCCGGCATCTTATAATCCTCCCAATCTTATTGATTTAATCACATAAAAATCCGTATTATAATAATGTGGCGTTAAATATGCCAAAACTTATAAAAATGTGTATTTTTTAAAATGCTTATGAATGGCATGGTTAAGCCAACCATAAAGGTTTTTTAAAAATTCACTGTTGTGTTAAACTTATTTTCAATTGCGTATTTTAGAAGAAAAGAGTAAAATAAAAAACTTAATTTGATAATATACTCAATATCAAATAAATAGTATCTCTTTCCTTGAAGTCGATAAATCTATCTAAATAAAAACGTAAACAATATTAACTAAATACTACTCTAAAATACTTATACTAGATGGGGTATTTTGGGGTTTTAGACACAAAAATATCTCCATAGCGATTTGCTATGGAGATACAAATTAATCTGCTTCATCAATAACTTCAACACGGTATCCAACAACAAATTCTTTTCCATCTTCTTGATATTTATAGGTTACGCAATAATAACCTTCTGCATCTTCTTCATCTAAACCAAGAGTTGTAATAAATTTCTTAATATCTTCAGAAGAAACTTCAGTAGTAGCTTCATCATCAGAAACATATTCTTCTACAATACTCTTAGCATAATCTTCTGCAGATTCTGCAGTCTTAAAAAACAAGTTTACTGCTAAAGTAGAATCATCATAAATCTTACTATCTGTTACATCGAAAGTATCAGAAGTGATTACAAAATAATTTTCCATATCCCATTACCTTTCTTTGAAAGAAAATTAATATATTACCTAATAGTACAGAATATAAAATTATTATTTGTAAAACTTTATAATAAAGAATATATAGGGAGGAAAGAAAAGACTATGATTACCGTAAATATCTATAATATCTTTGATGAATTATCCGATGGAGTTAAAAATAATTATATAAATAGAAATGATACAGAATTATTAAGATTCTTATCAGTTCAAGTAGATAATCTTATTGACTTTGATGAAGATAGAAAAATAGAAGCTTTTAAATTTATAGATGAAATAGAATTATCTACTGAAGGATTATTGAAGTTAGAAGCAGAGATTGAAGAATTATTCTTTCAAAAAGCAGAAGTTCAAATTAATTGGCTTCTTATAAATACAGATGGTAAGATTTATAGTATGAAAGATTACCATAAGATCATGCTGAATAAAGATCTGATTAGAGAAGCTGGTATAAAACATATTGAAGAAGATGTAACTCAATTTAGAAAAGATGCAGAAGCAGAATTGAACAAGAAATCTAATCAAATTAATATTTTGAATGAAATGATAAATCTTGTAATACTTACTACCTGCTATATCATTTTAGATAAAGAAACAGTCAAAAAGTCTAAAGAGATAGAAGAAGAAACCAAGGATAATACTGAAAATTATGTAAATGAATTAGATATGATTTTAGATAAGATGGGATCTTTATTTCCTGGAGAAGATGATATTTCTATTACAAAGATAATCTATAATGGAGAAGAAATCTCTACAGATGATTTTACTAAAGAATTAGCAACTCATAAATATCCTTCTTATTATGAAAAACAAATTCCTATTGAAGATACATTGGATACTGAATATAAAATATTTACAACCAATGGTGTCGTAACAAAGAAAAAATCCACAGATATCTATAATATGGATATTACTATAGATAAAAAGTAAAATCATTTATATATTATTATAGTGAATGAATAAAATATGATGGTCCTCTACCCGTATAAACTACGTGGTTCTTCAGAACTTTGAGCATGTCTGAAGTAAAGCCCCCTACCCTCATAAACTGAGTGGTTCTTCGGTTTCCTGAGCATGGCCGAAGTAAAAGAAAGCATCATAGATTCATTTATTTCTACCCTCATAAACTGAGTGGTTCTTCGGTTTCCTGAGCATGGCCGAAGTAAAAGAAAGCATCATAGATTCATTTATTTCTACCCTCATCAACTGAGACGGCCTTCAGGACTTTGAGCATGCCTGAAGTAAAACAAAAATATCTACCCGTATAAACTACGTGGTTCTTCAGAACTTTGAGCATGTCTGAAGTAAAACAAAAATCGATTTATCGTAGTATGTATTTTATACATACTTTAAACAGATAGAAAGCTTCTGGTGTCTGGTATCCACTAGGAGTTTTTTATCTTATATATCTTCTGTCTATGCCAGAAGTAAAACGTAGTTGTTTCTTATTGATACAGAAATGTAAAAAATCACCCCATACTCTTTTGAGTATGGGGTTTCTTTTTTTTTATTTAAACTCAGCTAATATTTCATTTAACATTCTAGATTTAATACCAAGATCTTCTTGGCATTGTCTAGATGTTTCTATTAATAGTTTATTCATAAGACCTTGTAACATAGCAGAAGGAACCATACGTCCCATTACACCACTAATAGTAAGAAATGCATTTACATATTCTTCAGGTCTATAATCAGAGAATGCTTCATCACCCTTAGGAACAATATAAGAGTTTACTCCTTTAAGAGCTTGAGAGAATACAAGTTTATCACCAACACCAAACTTATCATCTACTTCGATATAGAATTCAAATCGTACCCCATCTAAATTCTTAAGTTTACCCTCAGCAGGAAGTTTATAAGTAGCTTCTAATTCATGCTGTTTTTCTATTCCATTTTGTTTCATAATTTTTCTAAACTTATTTATTCTGGAATCATATTTTTTTACAATCTTAAGAAGAGTAGGAGATAATTCACTATCATCACAAGTACGATAAATCTTAATATTGCTGATTCTTCCTGTTACTTTAGCTCTAACTTGTTTACGTCCAATATCTGATAAATCAGATTCATTGTCTTTTGTAACACTCTTAAGAAGCTCATTTGCATCTTCATCATCAAAAGAATCTTGGAAGATCAAAAGAGGTTCCCCTTCTTGAACTACATCACCAATTTCTAATACATTATATACATTAGCTTTCTTATCTAAAGAGATATCTTTTTGAACATCGATCTTAGATTCAAGAGCTTCTGAAATAGAGTTATCTACAACACAAGAATCTTCATATCCTAAATCAGTATTCATAATAGCAACTTTAGCTAACGTTCCCATATTATAAGAAAGATTGAAAGGATTATTATTTTTATTACCATTACCAATAGCATTAGAATAAGATTGCTTATCATAAGCAACTACATCATTAGCTGTTATCTTTTGACCAACTTTTACAGTGGGATCAAGTTTTGTAGTAATATAGAAACCACCGTCAGAGTTCTTTTGAGTAGTAGGTCTTAAATCTACGTAATCTTTCTTTTTTGTCTTTATATCTTCAAGAATCATATAATCAGAAGTAATTTCTTTTACTACTGCTTTTTCAAAAGGATTCTTATAAGAGAATTTATTAGAAGTTAGATAAGGAAGAGCTTCATCAGCACCCGTTGTAATTAAAGAAGGCATAGATTTTTTAACCAACATTTGATGTTGAGATGTTTGAGTAAATGCCATAGCTGTACGGAAAGGATCATCATGGTTAATAGCCAAAGGAGATAAAGCTTCCATTACCGTAAAGGTATTTAGATTATTTAATTCTTCAGGTTTTCTAGGTGTTATAAACCCACGTTTATTTTTAACCCCAGCATCAATAGTAGTTTGTCTATTAATACCAACTGTTGCAGAAGAACCTGTAGAAATACCTAATACACCAAGCATAGATTTATCATAACCACGTTTATCCAAACCAAATGAACGTTCAGAGTTCATACCAGATAAACCTTTGAATGTAACTTTAGAAGCTGTTTCCGCTTCAAGCAAAGGAGTTAAAGTAGACAAATCAGAAGAGGTTTGGTCATGAGTTAATATAGAATCAATAACAGCTGTTTGTTTTGCAGAGAATAAAGCTTTGCCCTTATTTCTCTTAATCATATTTCTATAATCACCATAAGCATGAGAAAGTACTTGATATAAATGACCTACAATAATTTCATTTGTACGCAATCTATTTTCAGTAATATCTGTATGCCTATTGAATTTATTATCAGCAAGAAGATTGCTAGCATATATCATAATATCGATATAATTACTAGGGATATTTATAGTTTTACATACTTCTTCTGTAATAGGATCTATCATAAGATCATAGAAGTTATCAAAACCATCTGCTTTAATTCTACCACCAAAGTCATCTAATATATCTAACCATAAATCTTTACTATTAATCTGACCAATGGAATATTCTTTGAAGTCACATTGCATAAGACCATTTACAAGAATATTATTTTCAGGAGATTTGCTATCATATACCAAATATCCATCTTTAAATTTTATATAAGTCTTAGATTTATCAGGTCTCTTTTCTTGGAACTTATAATCTATCTTAGCTCGTTCTAAAACTTTTTGTAATCCAATATTGTAAGATAATAATACAATTGTAGGAATCTTTGTATTCATGATAGAAGCTTCAGAGTACATTAATTTTTTAGCTACTGATGCTTCTTGATATGCTTTCTTAAATTTATCTGTAGAATCTTGATTTATAAGAATATTAATCAAAGCATCTTCAAATGTTTGATCAATAACAGGGATCTTCTTTCCATCTTTTACATAAAATGCTAAGTATTTATTAGCTAGCATTTCATCAGTTGCTTTAGATTCAGGAGAACCCTTCTTGAAATAACTCTTATCGAAAGGAATCTTAGATAAATCATCCATATTGAAATTAATGTAAGACTTATCTTTGAATTCTATTCTGGAAATAAGGGAAGCAATATCTACAAATTCCATAGGAAGTTCATATCTAATACATACCTTAGTATTATTACCTTCAATAACTTTGAATTCTTTAAAGTTGTTAGATAAAAGAACCTTACAAATCTTATTGATTACAGGTGATGATTTAGCAGATCCATTAGGAGATTTTCTATAAATGAATATCTTAGAATAATTAGATACAACCTGAACAGCATCGTTATCTGTTTTTACAACAGGAAGAAGCATCAATTGACCAATAAGAGATTTTTCATTACCTCTTAATTTCATAAAACGATTACCAATTAATTTAGGAATATCTAATTTCATAGTAAATCGTTTACCAGTTTCAGCATCTTCATAATGAACTGTCCAAGTATTTACATAATCTTCAGATGTAGATGTATCTTCAGATTTAATATCTACAATATTCATAGGATGACGAACATTTGTAAAATGTGTAAACATTGCTACAATATCAGGATCCATTTCATATTGAGAATTGAAATTAGCAAATTTTACTTTCTTCCAAGACTCATCTAAAGAATCTATTTTAATATCTTTAGGTTTGATATCATCATCTTTCTTAAAATCTTTAAGAAGAGTAGAAACTGATTTGCCATTTACTTGCTTATTCATTAAATCCTTTTTACTCTTTTCCATTCTGGATTTTCTAGCATTATTCATTCTAATAGATTCATCAGATTGTAAGTCCATCAGAATATTCTTCATCCATTCTGCTTCTTTGTCGATATTGTCGACGTCAGCAAAATCGTCTTCTACTTCTTTATCATTTTCTTTTTTATCAGCTTTATCTATTTTTTCAAGCACATCATCGGCTGATTTGGTATCAGGCTTATCAGCTAGTTTTGTGATCTTATTTACCAAAGCAGCCTTCTTAATTTCAGGGTCCTTGGTAAGACTAGGATCATCTAATACGCCAGTTTTCTCTAAATCTTCTTTTGATATAGTATCGGTACCACCAGTGAAATTATGGATCTTAATACCACCATCAGCAATTTTATCTGCTAATTGAGTAATAATAACTTGACGAGAATCTGTTTCTTGAACATCTATAGAATCTTTGTAATCATTCTTTATAATAGATCTAGTAAGACCTACAAACTTATTCAGCTTACCAACGTCTAATGTATTCAAGTCAATTCTAAAGTAACCATGTTCTCCCATGAATATGATATTAAAATCTTTCCACGGATCTAATTTACTAGGATTGATTCTGATAACTCTATGAATCATAGAGAAAGGATTTACAGATTTTCTAAAATCAAAAATACTTCCTTCATCGACAGTTTTCTTCCAATCCATTACAGGAATAACAATAGTTTTCTTTACATATGAAGAGAATCTAGAATCCATAATAAATCTATTTATAAAAGTAAAGAATACGTCAATTCCTCTATCAGCTATAAATTTCTGATTATTCTTTAAGAATGCTTCTGTATAATAAGCAAAATCATAATACAAGTTCTTTCCTTTATACAGTCTATAATCTGCAAAAGCATATTTGATAAAAGAAAGTTCTTTTCTTATTCTTTCATAATGATGAAGGCAGTCAGATTGACTTCTCATTCGGCTACTATATAAAAGCTGTCTAAAGATATTAGTATAATTATAAGATCCAAATTTTGTGGTCTCTGTTTCTTCTTTAAGAACCGAATCTACAAAATCAGGAAATAATTCTTTTACACATCCAGAATCTGTAGGGTATTCTAATCCTTCTTCATTTAATATAAAATCATCTTTTTTAAGAGATTCATTTATTACCAAATCCCTTAAGATAGAACTATCTACTGATTCATTGTTTATAGTAATCTCTTTTTCTTTATTTAAGTTGCTATTGATAACAAGATTTATATTCTTTTCAATAAAGTACGATTGATATACTGTATGATTTAATCTAGCTAATTTGTTGCTTAATAAATTTATACTCGAATCGGTATTAGGAGTCAATAAATAAACAACAGAATTCTTCATTCTGTTGGATAAATCGATAGGATAATAAAACTGTCCTCTATATAATCTATAGGGTATAGTTTCATCTAAATAAATAGCCACAGTAAGGTCCTCCTCATTAGCTTTTTCATTATCTTGATGTAATAATAGTAAGAAATCTCACAGTCATATACAATAATTTTGATATAGAATAATAAATTATTATATTAAAGACTTAATTATAATTTAATGGGGGTTGCTTAAAAGAAGCAATCCTAAACAAGGAGAAATATATGGGTAGAAGTGAATTTCTTAAGGAGATCTCTTCTATGAACAGAGAAGAGATAAATAATTATCTTATGAGAAATTGTAAGAGAGTTAAGAAAATATATCCTATTATTATTCTTAAAGGATATGATAAAAAAGAAAAGGAGAGAAAAGAAAATGAAGGTAGAAGAACTAATTAAAGAAATTAATGAGAAGAGAAATTCTGAAGATAAAAAGACTTATGACACAAAATCTCAGAAAGATGAACTTCTTATTATGAGAGCTATGATGAATGATAGAGAATATAAAGTAGATGTATATCGTGGTCAAGGAGTTAACTACAGTTTTAACCCGTCTGAAGTTATTAGATCTACTATGAGTTCAGTATTGACAAATACAACAGGGATTAGTTCCCAAGAAGCAGATAGATTAATAGATAAATATGAATTCAAACCCAATGAAGCAAAAGGTATGATTGAGTTTAGTAAAGAGTTTATTAATACATATTTAAAGACTGGTAGAAAGCTTCCCCTTGGCGGAAGAGATAAATCCAATGTTTCTATTATTAAGAAAACTATTCCTGGTGGAAATATTAAATATCCTGTAATTATTGGAAAAGATAAAGATGGAAACCCTATTTATAAATCTAAGGATATTTATCTTAATGAATATGAAACAGTTAAAGTATTTGGACCTTGCCCTCTTTGGATCAAAGAAAAATAACCAAAAAAAAAAGCATAGGACTTAGTCCTATGCTTAATTTATTTTTTATTCTTCTTCATGTTTATGATTGTGGCAATTTCCACCACAGCTGCATTTATGATCATGATGAGAATGACCAAAATTATCAGGTTCTAATCCTTTAGTAAGAGAGAATAATATATTGAAAATCATAGAAGTATAATATACTCTAAGAATCTTAAGATAGTCTATAATACTAAATTTTTCTTTAGCATATTCTTCAATGATATCTTTTAATAAAGGATTTATTGCATCACTAGAAACAAAATCAAAAGGAATCTCAACAGCAGGTTTATTTCTATAAGCTAATAAGAAGAATGTTTTAAATACATTTTCCTTAGTCATTTCTAATTCATGCTCTGCCATATAAGATTCTACTAAATTGTAAACCTTTGTTATTTTTTCATCTTCTGTAAGATCTTCACTGTCTACTTTTTCTAAGATCTCTTCAACACATTTAAGATTTTCTTTATACTCTTTAACTCTATCCATCATATCATTTACTAAGTTAAATAATCCATCTCTTGTTTTATAAAGCAAGGGATATAATTCTGCTACTTTATCACTTTTTTCTAAGATAACTCCAGCAGTTGCTACAGACCCTGCTAAGATATTTAAAATCTGATCTGTAGTTCCATCTTTAGATTCATTTAATTTAGAATCTGATTTTGTGGTAGTAATAATATCATCTTTTACTGCCATGATATCATCTAATTCTACTTCAGGATTTATTACTCCATAATCTCCTTCATTGATAATATCTTTAAATTTATTTTCTTCTTCTTTGCTAGTACCTACTGTATTAAATGCATAGGTAATAGCTTTTAACATAGGATTTGCTTTGAATAATTGTTCTTGCATCTCTTGTAATTCTTCTTCAGATATATTCTCTAACTCTTCACTGTAATTATTATCCATTGTATATAATGCCTCCTATAGCCATTCTTTAAACTTTTCTAAATTAAATTTAGGAATACCATCATCTTTCTTTTCTTTTTTAGCTTCGATAATATAGTACTTTTTAACATCTCGCTTCTCTTTTTTTTGAGCAAGATATACAACAAGCATTGTTGCACCCATAGCAATACCGACTTTTGCAAACGTACCAATCATTTAAATCCATCTCCTTTTCTTAAATTATATTAAAGTGATCTCTTTCAAGATCAATCAAACCAAGATCATAGGCTGCTACTATAGCAGCCTTTACATACATTCTACTTTCATTAGATGAACTAGTTCCTAATAAGACTTTATCATAATCTGATTTATTAATGCTTACAGTTTGTTGTTGAAATCCAAACAAAGTATCAAAAGAAGTATTATTATATTTAGGAATCTTAAAAGTAATCATATTTTTATTTTCATCTTTTTCAAGAAGAATTCCTATTTGTCTTCTTTGAATATTGTATCCATCTTTATCATTCTTATAATCTCTATTTATCGTTATGATTAAGATAGAACTATAGATCCCATTATTATTTGATACGTTTGTAGAATGAAAACCAACTTCATTATTGATAGTATAATTATAACCTTCAAAAGAACCAAGTTTATATAATTCTGATATGTATCCATTCTTGGTTGTATCAACATTTTCATTCAATTTCAAATAACTTTCTATTGAATAGTGTCTAAACCTACTATCATAGACATGAACAAAACAATGTATACCAGTGCTTACTAATAAAAACCAACATATTCCCCAAGTAACTAAAATTGTTATCTTATTATCCTTATAATAATCAGAATTTAAAAAAAGTTTTATATCCCTCTTTCTGATTGCTTTGAAAATTAATGAATTACACTTTCCAATGGAATACAGTTTTTTACGAATATTAGAATCTTCGAAATCTCCTTTCAATCTCCTAAATCCTTCCCCAATTACCATTTGAACTAACCTCCTAAAATTAAGTACTAAGATGGACTATTAATTAATAAAGATTAATATAATTAATTATAGATATTATTAAAGCAATCTAAAATTATTAATATTATTTCATTTTACTTTTAAAAACCTATTATGTTTCTTATATTAATCTTTTTAATATAGAGGATAGGATGAAATTCCTATCCTCAATTTTAAATTGACTTCATATTTATAATATACAATTAATTATAAACTTATATTCTTAGGAGGATATTATATATGGATAATGATAATTTCTTAGATTCCGATCTTTATCCTTTAATGAATGAAGATATAGATAATTTTAAAAACAATTATTCTATAGCTTATAAGGAAATGCTAAATAAAACAGTAGAGAAATCTGAAAGTAAGGATATATATCATTCTATTATAACTACAAAAGATAAAGAAAATGATTATAGAACATCATTTCCATATAATGAAGATCCTTATGCTAGTTTTTCTCATAAAAAATTAGAGGATACTGTTAAGAGTGGATATGTAATAGAAGAGAACTTAGATAATGATGATATCATTACCCATGGGAATGCACAACTTCATGTATTAGAAAAAAATGATGAAGTAGATAAAGATAAAGAAGTAAATAGGCCTTTTATGTGGAATTTTATAGAATATCAAGAGAAAGAGGAAACTAGCACTACTAATGATATTCTTATAAGAAACTCATTAAATCTAAGAGCTGCTCAATTCTCTCAAGATATTATTACATTCAATTTCTATTATATTCCATATTGTAATATATTTATAAAGAATGATGATAAATATCAAGAAATAAGAGTTACTTATAAAGGTGAAGTATATACTCATGATTTCAGGGTTATATCTGGAGAAGAAATAAAGGTTGAATTAGTTCCTAGATATAGTCAAGAAGATGGATGGTTTATTACCACTGGGGAATTGAATTTTAAAGGTGGTATCATAACAGAAGATACCACGATATCTGCTACACCTTCTGATGTAAATAAATCTTTCTATTTTATTGGGTTTGCTAATATAAATAGAGAGTTCTTAGGTTCTAGATGGAATAAGAAATATTTTGGTCATAATGAAAATATAAAATTTGTTAGAAAAAAAGTAAAGTTTCCTGATTTTATGACTAAGGTTGCTGTATGTGCTTGTAATACGTCTGCTATTTGGGCTGGAGGTCGTGGAGGTCGTTTGCATACTGGTCACCATCACGGCAATGATTCAGACCAATTCTACTCTAGAGCAGACTCTGGAGTTGGAGAAATAAAGAGATGGATATATCTTTATGCTTACAATTCTGAAAAGGTACATAATATTTCTTTTAAAAAGACTTTAGATTCTGTAAAAGATCTAAATTCAGATCCTAAAGTAGCATTTAAAAAATCTATTTATCATTTTAGTGGTACAGATAATGATGCTCCTTATAATATATTTAATGTATCTTTGCTTGGGGGTACAAAATTCTTTGAACTTACTCAAATGAAGTTATGGGATGATATAGATTATAATAAAGCTGTGTATAAATTCCCATTTAATGATATACGTGTTACATATCCAGATGATAACGCTATTCAAAAAGGTATTGTTGAAAGATTTGGAACTAATATATATCCAATGGTATATCATATAATGAAAATAGATCCATCTATTACATATGATTTTTTCTTCAGTACAGATGGATATGGTAAAGGAAGGCAGTATTGCAATTTCATATTCTGGAATGAAGAAATAGAAAATAATCCTATAAGCTCTATAGAATATGATTCTATAAATCCTGTTATGAGAAATATAGATATATACCATGAAGATTAATAAATTGGGTAAGGGATTTAATCCCTTACCCTATATTTTTTTTTATGATTGTAAATAAGAATCTTGTACACGTAATAAGAACATTGCTGAGGATTGACCAAACCCAAAACTACTAGGTTCTGTGAGCATTCTTTTAATATTACTATATTTTTCCAAAGACCAATCTGATGGCTTAGAAGAAGGAAGTTCAAAGTGTAAATGGAAATTAGGTTTAGTATAATCTATATTTTCA